TGCGTCGAGTCGAACGGCAGCGCCGGAGCCACCGTCTCGAGGGACGTGCCCACAAGCCGCGGCCACTCTTCAGACGGCAGGACTCGCGTCGTCAGCATCGCGGACATTTTACGCCTACCCTAGCACTTGCACGGTAAACGCGGGACTGCCCCCGGTCACATTCGTGATCACCCGGTAGTAGTCGCCACCCTTGACCGGGCACGTCAGTGACGAGAACCCGCTGTTGACGATGGACGCCTCGACCCGAATCGTGGAGGGCGTCGGGTTGCTGTCCGTCAGCACGTAAAACTCGCCACCCCCACCGACCCCACCGTTACAGAGCACGCAGACATCCACCCGCGCCGCGGCTTGATAGATGGTCGATGTCGCCGCAGTCCCCCACGCCTTATCGCTCGGCTCAAGAGCTTCAACCGCGGCCTCGAGACTCGCCACATTCGTCAGGAGCGCATCCCATCCCGCAATCCAGCCCTGAAAGAACCCCACCCAGGACTTCCGCATCCGACGTTCGTCATCGACGACCGGATCGGGATAGGGCGCATAGAGGGTCGGCATTACCGCATCCCCGTGCCTGGTTCAACCCGCAGGTTGGCACCCGTCAGCCGCCACGAGACTTCAGAGGTCACGGCAATCTCAAACACCCGGTCCTGTGACCGTCCTAACCGCGGCCAGTAGGAGCGATGTTTGTAGTCGCCCACGGCTCCACCGGACTGCGTGCGCCAGTCGGAGTAACTGTGTCCCCCATCGTCGCTGAACCGCATCGACATGAGCGGAGCCGCCCCAATATCAGACGGGTCGAGCGTGTTCCCCTGTCCCGCCTCGAGCTCGACCTCAAGTTGCGAGTAGAACACCCACTGATGCTCGTCATTGAGATGGGGACACGTCCGCTGCCGGCGAATCGGCGTAAACGAGTCGTCCGCATACCTGAGGCTCTGCTCAAACACCGTCCCATCAAGCCGAGACCCGACGTAGTGCTTCCCAAACGCGAACATATGGCACGTTGCCCAGATCGGCTGATAGCCGAGGGCGGAATCCCAAATCCCCCGCTCGTGCCAGGTGTCATAGGTCGCATCGTAGACAAGCGTTGGACCTGTTGTCGGGAACGTCAGCACGTAAAACCAATGCCCCATCTCCTGATAGGAGAACCCAATGCCTTCAGCGAGATTAACCGTCGGCTGAGACATCCTCGACTGGCCTTGGCTGAGATTGGACGGCGACAGCCGAAACTCGACCGCATGATTGGACACACGGTCCAACCCGTAGCCGTTGGACTTGACGACCATGCCGGCTCCATGCTCATCGCTCACGAGCATATAGAGCGCCCCGTTAATCTCGGCCACCGACCACGGAGCCCCTGTCCCTTGCTCAATCAAGGCATTGGGAATCGGCTGGAACGGAAACGTCGCGCCGGAGTTATACCAAGGCTCTGTCCTCGACGACCCCATCAACCAGAGGTTGTTGTTGATGACCCGCAACGCCACGAGGTTGTCTGAGGTGTCCGAGAGTTGCCCCACATCCGTGCCGTCCCACGTCAGCCCGTCGAAGAGCTTCGAGAGGTAGAACTTGGACGTGCCGCCTTGCAAGACGACGAAATAGCCGCCGATGAAATCGCACATCACGGCGTTCGACGGGAAGCCCGGTGACGTGATCTGCGTCAGCGTGTTGGTATTGAGGTCGAAGATGTAACCGAGGCCGGCAGAGATGATCAGCAGTTGATGACCGCCGTGCCCGTTCGACACCATCGAGACTGGGTTGCTATCCATCGCCACCGCACCGCGGAGGTAGACCGTCGCCAGATCGGGCTCATAAAGTCCGTCACTGACCACCCAGGCTCGACCGTCTTGAGCAAAACACCCACGCACAGGATACGGGGTCGTAAACCCGCCAAACGCGGCTCTTGTGCCGGGAGTGGGACACAACCACGGCACCCCGCCACCCGTCGGGCCTTCGGGATACCAGTTCACGAGACGATCTGCTGAGGCATTCACGCTCAGCACGCGCCCCATACCCCCGATAAATCCCGGCATCTTACTCACGGACCCACCAGGATGTTAAAGGTGCCTTGACGGGAATCCGGCGTCAGTCCGGAGTCTGTCATCAGGTCCATCAGTCGCGTGTTCTGCCGCTTCACCGTCGCCAGCGTGGACTTGGCATAGGCCAACACATCCGGCTGCACAGGACGCCCATAGGGCGCACACAAACGGCAGGCCAGGTTGTATTCCAGCGCCTCCCGATAGCCAGGAGCCATCCCGGTCGGCATCGTCAGCGACGTGAAACTCGTCACCGCGACCTGCGTATAGAGCGCAATGTCATTGGCCCCGTCGGTCGGCTTCGGCCAGAGCTTCATCGTGCCGAGTCCGACTGACGACCCGGACGGCGGATAGGTCGGGTTCCAGAAGGCCTGCGTCGGCAGCGTCGAGGTCAGGTCCTTGACCGCGATGGCCGCATAGGCGTTCTGCGTCAGCATCGAGAGCGGAATCTCAATCGACGGCGAACTGTTGGTCATGATCAGCGAGACGCCAACGACCACCAACGGGCGCACCGTGTCCCAATCACCGCCAGGACCGACCGTATAGTCAGACTGACTCGCCGTGATGTCAAAGACCTCTCGGGAGAACGCCGTCATGGTGAGCGGCTGCGTCCCCCACGAGTTGATCATGCTGTTGAGGCGTCGAAACCCGTCGCTGACAATCGCCCCTTCGAGGTCTTGCCCCAACGACTTCACGCCGATAATCTCAAACGCCCCGTTGATGAGGTCCAACGCCGTGACCGTGCCGTCGATGGCATCCGTCGGCACCGAGACCGGCAAGACCGAGGTCGGGTTGTAGTTGACCACCGAGAACTCGGCATCTCGAGGGTCACACCCGCTCGCCGTGGCATGGAGCAATAGCGGCCCGAGGGTATTAGCATCCGCGGCATTCGCGGCCACCTGATACCACCCCGAGGCAATCTCCGTCACCGCCCCGGCCGGCGTGGCAAACCCACCGCCCGTCTTGCAAATCGTGACCGTCGGCGTTTTCCCGGTCGCCCCGGTGATGTGATCCGACGAGAGAATGAGGAGAAACGGCAGTGGCTGTGTCGTGTTGTAACGTTCGACTGGTTGACCCATTACAGCCCTACTTTCCGTGCATCCGACGACCGAGACCCAACCCGATCAGGCGCTTCCGTCATCCGACGGTTCCATATCGTCGTGCCCGTCTGCACCAGCGTCTGATCCGGTGCCACCCAGGTAAAAATCGCTGGTCCCGTCGGCACTAACGTCTGGGGACCCCCACTCTGCACCAGCGTCTGATTCGGGACCGTCCAGGTAAAAATCGCTGGCCCGGTCGGCGTAAGACTCTGGTTCCCCCCACTCGCCGCCGTTAGCGCCGCACTAATCGGCGTGCCGCTAAGCGGACTCCCGCTGATCATTTAGTCTCGATACAACGCCACAATCGACGCTGCCGAGGTATCCGTGTTATTCACCCGCTTAGCCTTGACGGTCAGGATACTCCCCGTCGGCACCCCAACGAAGAGCCTCACCGTCCCATCCTGCTCGACCGCGGCCACGTCGCCACCTTCCCCCACGTAGAGGGCGAGGCACATCTCCATGTTCACAGTGTCACTCAGCACGACATCAGCAAACCGATTGAACGGCAGGCCCTTCCAATTACTCCCACCACCACCGGGCTCCACCGACCGACGCAGATGTCGCCGCGGGACGACCCACGTAAACACCGCTGGCCCCGTGGGCACCAACGTCGCTGACCCTGACGGCGAGAGCGAGGTCGTCGGAGCCGTCCACGTCGAGACCGCCGAGGGCGCATCAATCGAGCCGCCATTGACCAGCGACGTATCTGGAGCCACCCAGGTGAAGATCGCCGGCCCGGTCGGGACGAGCGACTGATTCCCCGAGAGCACCAACGTCGCGTTGGGAGCCACCCACGTAAAGATGGCCGGCCCGGTCGGCGTCAGAGTCTGGTTGCCACCGCTCGACAGCGCAAGAGCCGCACTCAGCGGCGTCGATGAGAGCGGAGCCCCGCTAATCATTGTTGGGTGTAGAACGCGCCCGTGGACGCAAAGACCACCGTTTGGGTGGTCCCGTCAGGCGTAAATACCGGCAACGCCAGACACGCCAACGGTGTCGACCCGGCATCGTCCGTATCGAACTTGTAGATCACCAGCGACCCAACATCGTTGCCGGTCAGGCTCGTATACACCGGGTCTGTCGCATCATAGGCAACTTGATTGGTTGAGGTATCCGTCGACTTCGACTTGCCCGAGAGGGTCGCATCCGTCCCGACCGCGGTAAGTCCCGTCATCGAGGTCGCATTGACCCCAGGCGTCACCGCGGCTTCAACCAGACGCGCCTTGATGGTATCGCCACCGGACCCAGTGCCCCACGTCACAGACCCGCCAGAGGTCAATCCGGCCATCCCGACGTTAAAGACAAAGGTCGTAATCACGGACTCAAAGCCCTCACTCTCGCCGCTACTGACTGAGGCTCCACTGACCGGCGCATCCGCAACCAACATGCCACTAGACCAGCTCGGTGTGCGTCACGTGCGCGCAACCAGAGGACAAATTCAATGTGTGGTCATTCCCGACCGCGCTCGATACCGCCAGCCACGCCGCAATATCCAGATGCAGGTAGTTCGCCGGGTCGTAGATGTCCGCAATCGAGTTCTGCCACGACTGGCCCTGGTTGTTCGCGTGCTCGATGTCGAGCATATAAATCTTGCCGTAGGTCGTCCCGCCCCCACCCGACCCGCCAGTAATCCCATAGGGACACCAGGCAATGCCGATATGGAAGTGGCACCACGGGTGATACGTGAACACCGTCTCAATCGCCGCGAAACACGCCCAAATCTCCAGCCCCGCAGAGTAGATGTTCTCCCCCCACAAGCACCCAACGTGCTGCCCGAAGATCGTCAGGCCGTTAACCCAGGCTTGAGCACTCCCGTTGTTCCCCGGCATCTTGATGCCGTAGTTGTTGGCGTTCGTCGGCTCAGTGACCTGCGTAATGTCCGCTGTCCCGGCGTAGATGAACACGTCCTGGAACATCTCGACCGACCCGAACTGATGGCTGATGTCGATGCAGGTAAACGTCGGGTTCGCGGGCATCGCAATGATCAGGTTCGCAAACCTGATTGAGAGCCCGTTCTGGTTGTTCGGGTTGTTCGTGTTCGCCTTGCCACCGATGAAACTCGCCGTTCCACTCTGACCTGTCAGGGTCGTTTCCCAGACGGTGTAGCCCGTTGAGGGCGGAGGATTCGTCCCGGTGAAGAAGAACTGCGACGGGGCAGGCACCGCCCCAATGATGCAAATAGAGACTTGGCTCCCAGACGCATTAACCTGTGGCAACACGACCTGCGCGTTGTCGGTACCAGCGTTCTGAGGGGCGGCAGAGAACTTGTAGTGACCAGGAGGACTGTAGAGCGTCCCGCCACCCTGCGCGGTAATCGTGTTGACGGCGAGTTGCAACGCCGCACAGTTGTCGTTGGTGTAGGTCGGGTCCGCGTCGAAGTCCAACACGAAATCCCATGTGCGCGGCTGCACGGTCGCCGCATCAGCCACGATAAAGACTTCTTTGGTCCCGGCTGAGAAGCTAATGCGACTCCCCGTGCTCGACCCGACGAGTTGTCCACGAGTTAGGGTCGTCCCGCTCAGCGTATAGACGCTGCGGCAAATCTCCCACTGGCCAGTCGGCACCCCTGACCCATTGACCGCACGGATGCAGATCGTGCAGCGGTTCCCAGTCCCAACGACCGAGAAGGCCGCATACCCGGTGACGGCTCCGGCGACCGTAATCGTCCCGGTGCCCGTCGTCGTCGAGGTCTCTTTGACCAGATTGTAAATCGGGGTGCTGACCACAGTCGGCATCAGCTATCCCTGCACCGTCGCTGTGAGTGTCGTGCCCGCCTGATCCGCTGCGGCTCCACCGAACCGCCCCAGGTCCGCATAAAACGTCGCGGTCTGCGCGTTGACGATGCTCGCAATTAGCATGACGATCGTCGAGGCGCCGGCCGCTTTGGACGCGCTCCATGTAATCGCCTGCGAATAGGCTTGACCAGCCGCGTTCAGCGGACAGAGCCCCAAGACGACCGCCTGTGACGTCGACCCATCCCCAATGCCAAAGACCGGCTGTGTCGCGGTGCCTTGCGCGATGCACGAATAGGTGACGGCAAATCCAGAGGGGAGCGTCAGGACGTAGGTCGCCGTCGCACCAGTTCCGCCGTTCGCCAGACCCCACGTCGTCGAGTTGTTCGTATAGCTCGTCGTCGTGTTGTCGTTCGCGTAGCCAGGATTGAGGTAGATCGGCCGTGGCACCGCGTTATCGACGTTCGACACGCCGCGAAAAGCTAGCGTATCGGTCATCGTGTCCGTCGCACTCGGGTAAATCGTCCCGACGAGCCGACGAGTTAATGCCCCGGTCTTACACCAGACGCCATCCTGCTGAACAATCGCCGTCGCCCGAGTCGAGGCATCGGTCCAGACAAGCGCCTCCAGCGTCAGCGTCCCGGCATTGTCGTAGAGCCAGATGTCATACGGTTTGGCATTCGTCAGACTCGGCGTGACCAGCGAAATCTCAGAGAACGTATACCGCACCCATCCAGAGCCGTTCCACAGTTCGACCCGGTTGTGCTTATACGGGGTGTAGTAGAGGGTCGTCGCCGTCGCCACGTCAGAGGTCGTCACCGGGACGCCTGTCGTCAGCGTCAACCGACCGCCCATATCGCTAATGTCGGTCGTCGAGACCGCCGCAGGAGCCCCAATCAGCGCGACACGCTTGGTCCCTGCCGAGAGGCTGACTACCGAACCGCTATTGCTGGACGCAAGGATCGAATCACGACTGAGGGTAGTTCCAGAGGTCGTATACGTGCCAATCCCGACTTCCCACTCACCAGACGGGACGCCAGAGCCATCTACGCCCTCGATGTAGTAATAGGCGCTGTTGCCGTTGCCGAGCACTGACCATGCTTGGTAGCCGGTAATCGCTGAACCGAGCGTGAGCGTGCCCGTCCCTGTCGTCGTGGACGACATCAATACGCGGTCGTAGAACTTTGGTGAGCTCGCCATCTTCGCCTACTGCTGCGAGTAGAACAGTGCCGTTTGCGCCGGCAACGTGATGTCCGACCCGTTCGCCACACACGACGTGATGTCGATGATGGCAATCGGTGTCGAGCCCTCGTCATTGGTCACAAACTTGTAAATCGTGACCCACCGCACCGTCCCAGAAGCCACCGCCGTCCATACGAGGTCCGCGGTATTCGTGAACTGAATACGGTTGTCGGTCGTGTTGGTCGCCTTCTGCTTCGCGCCCAACGTAACATCCGTGCCGATGGCGGTATACCCGGTCATCGACGTGTTGTCTTGATCGGGCGTAAACGACGACGCCGTGAGACGCGCCATGATCGTGTCCGACGCCCATGTAATCGTGCCGCCTGAGAGGAGCCCCGAAGAGCCCACATTCGTTACGAAGCCTGCCACAGGAACCCCCTAGACCGCGTTCAGCGCCACAATGGACGCCGCGGACGTATCCGTGCTGTTGACCCGCTTGATAATCACCGGCAACACCATCCCTGTCGGCACCCCGACAAAGGTCGTCGCCCGCCCGTTCTGTGCCACGGCCACGAGATCCCCGCCTTCACCGACATAGACCGCATCGGTTAGCTTCGGAGTCGTCGCAATGTCCACCGTGTCACTCGGGACGACATCGTTCCAGACGTTATAGGTCGTGTTCATCGACATTACGCGACCACCTTTCGCGGCCGACCCGGCCGGCGCTTCGTCTCAGGGATCTCCGCCACATGGACCCGCGTGCTGTCCTCGACCGCTGCCGCCTCGAGGAGCGCCGTCGCACTCATGTTCCGGTCCACGTAGGCCCGGTGTGCCGCGGCCTCTCCAATCGCCTCCTGCTGCCTGTCGTAGGCATTGAGGGCGAGGTCAGGACCGGGATACCACCCGCCACCAAGGGCGTCATAGGCCGCTCGGTTGTCCACCACGCGATACCTCACGGCAACTTGACCGCGGTCGTTCTCAAACGGCTGATACACCATGCGCGGATAGATGTCTTCACTCATAGGTCATCACCACCAGCGGCCCGTAGGACACGGACCACAGACCGAGTAGTGAGACGGCCCCGGCCGAAGCCGAGACCGTCCCAAACGCCGAGAGCGAGAACTTACGCAATCGTGACGCCAGAGGTGCAGATGACGCCCCAGACGCCGCGAGATGCCATGATCGTCATCGAGTTGCCGGCCGTCGCCGCAAACGTCGCCACGTCCGACGACGTGGTGTCCCCGTGGAACCCCGCCGTATACGTGACCGTGTGCGCCGCCGCAGTGTTGCTGTAGATGATGACCATCGTGCCGTCCACGAGGCCAGACGGGGCCTCGAGGGTCATTACACCCGCGGTCGCCTTGTTGAGCATCACAATCGTGTCCACCACCGGAGGCGTAATCGCCCCAGAGGCACCGTAGGACACAATCTGCCGTGTCAACGAGGGCGGGTTGTTCAAGGCCCCAGGTGTTGGATACGGCTGGTCAGACGCCAACCCGGTCGCCACAGAGGCGAGAATCGGGTGCGCGAACTGATCCGTGCCGTTCTGACCGCCTCGACGCACCGGGACCACGAGACCGACCGCAGCCGCCGTCTGCACCATGAATTCGCTATCCACGCGAATGATGTTGCCGACCGCAAAGCCCGTCGTCGCCGTGACCGCGATGGTCGTGTCGTTCAGCCCGCAGGCCGCTGAGAGAGTTGTGTTGGTAATCGCCATGTGTGTGCTCCGTCTCCCTTCGTCCTGAAACTACGCGCCGTTGACGACACAGGCCCACTCGGGCCTGAAGCTCTTCCACCCGTAGAAGCAATCGATCCTCGAAATCTTCTGGTCGGTCTGCGCGTTGTATTGACGCACATACCGCAACGAGAAGCCGAGGTCCGGCGCACTCACCATCGCCACGTCCGCGCCGGCCAGGTCCGCATCGGCGTCCACAAACGCCAGCACGAAGGCGTCAGGGTGATACACGAGGTTCTGCGAGGTCGCCGTGGCGGTCATCGCGCCAGAGCTCGTCGTGATGGTCGACCCGACCGGGATGATGGCCGCATCGTTGGCCGGCATCGCCGAGATGGTCGCCAGGTTCCCCGACGAAATCATCGCCGGCTGCACCTGAATCGTCATCGCACCCGTCGTGTCCGAAATCGTCTGGGTCACGACGAACTGCTGCAGCTGTCCGGTCGACGAGTAGTTCTGCGGGTTGATCTCGTAGACGTTGGCAATCGTGAACTTGTCGCCCTTGTTCAAGGTCGACGCGCCCGACGCCCAACCGTCCGTCACGAGGCTGGTCGCGCCTTGCGCCGTGGTCCCATTGACCAGCGGGGTCGCCGTGGTAAACGAACCCGTGGTCCGAATCAGGACGTTCTGGTCGTAATACCACTGGTCGATGCCCAGTTGCATGTTCCCGAACTGACCCTTGCGCCAGTTGCTCGAGATGGCCGCGGTCGGGTTGAACACCGTTGTCGTGTTGCCCACCAACGTGGCCTGAGCCTGAGGATTGAGAATCGCCACGAGGCCGTCATCGGGAGCGCCGACGTTCCGGAGCTTCGTCACGGCATCGAGGTAGGTCTGGACCGAGGTCGGGGTCACGCCAACGGTGCCCACCGAGTGAAACACGTCGAGCGAACACCGCGACAGACCGTCGAAATCAATCGTATTGGCGAGTTGTGTCGCTGCCGGCCGGATATACCGGTCCCGCACGTTCTCGACACTCAGGGTCGCATCAAACGTCGACCACGAGATGCCAATCTGCGCCTGGTCGGTGATGCTGACCGGCACAATCTGGTCGTTGATAGCCTGCCCGCTAAAGGCTTGGCCCTTGACCGTCTGGAACCGCTGCGGCAAGCGCAGGTTGATGGTCGCACCCACCTTGGCCCCGCCAGCCTTGAAGTCTGACGAGTATTCCCGGGTGCAATTAGCGGCGAACTTGAGTGAGTTGATCGCGAGTCGTCCGACTTCCTTGACGACCCATGTCGGCGTAATGAAATTATTGGCCACGAGCCCTCCCTAAACTAGGGTTAGGCTCCGAATCGAGACTCCCGTCGCTTGCGGTCCTGATCGTTTCCCTTCCGCACAAACTCGGAAAACGACTCATTCCCCGTCAACGGTGGCTCGTCCAGAGCTGGCGACACCGTCCGCACTGGATTTAGCGGAGGGGGCGCAGATGAACGAACCGCAGGACGGGCTGATCCAGTCGAACCAGCAGCCGACATCCTGGTAGTCAGTAACCGTCTCACAACCTCGGCGTGCGGCCCTTGAGCAGGCAGACTTGCGGTCTGCAGCACCAGCTCATAGGCGACGTCAGGGTGTGATCCGAGATAGTAAGCGATGGCCGGCCCGTGCTCATCCGTCGTGATGACATGATGCAGCAACGGCGTCACATCGAGATTATTCGCCCGTAGCACCTCGTCGTAGTCCGGGTGCTCGCCGCGGAATTGCTCCGCTCGGGCTTGGAACTGTTGCACCGTCTGTTGACTCGCCTGCTTCGCCGAGGCCTCGCGCTCCCACGACCTGCGCTCGTCACGCGCCGCCCATCGGGCCTGCGCGGCAATATACGCCTTGTAGGGGTCGGCTTCGTTGACGAACTGCTCAAGACTTGGCTCAGGGTCGCCGACATCAACAACAGGCTGCGTAGCGGGCTGTTGAGACTCAGGACGTGCTCGCTGTAAGGCTTCTTTGGTCCCGCGCAGTTCTTCTTCGGTCCCACGTAGCCGTCCGGTCAGCGTATTGACTCGGGCGAATAACTCGCCCATCGCTTCTTTCTTCGTCGCCTTCCGGAACGTCCCGTCCTTCTTGCGGAAGTAGACCGCGCCCTCTTCAATCGCGTCCTCAGACTCGACAGGAGCCGCAGCAACAGGCTCTTTGGGCTGTTCAGGCTCAGCAACGGACTCAGGCTCTGGAACAGATTCAACCGGCGCAGAGGTCTGCACCTCAGAAACGGGCGGCGTCGGTTCGCTCGGTTGAGCAAACGCGGGATGATTCTCGGGGACTTCAGCTACCGCTCGCATGAATCGACGCCTATCTTAGACACATTGGGCGAATGACGCAACCGCATTACTTCGGCTCCGGCGTTCGCATCAGCCGCACCGCTGACGCAGGCGACCAGCCTTGGTCGATGAGCTCCTGCACGCTCTTCGCTCGCGGCGTGCCCGGCACCCGTTGACCGGTGCGCGTATCAAACCCGCCTACCACCGCATTCGGATGGTCGTCAGCCTTCCCCGCATCAGATGGGAAATGCCAGCCAGCCGGCGGATTTGGCGGCACTCGCACACCCTTCTGAAACGCCTGACGATAGTCGTAATGGTGCGCGGGGTCGTCTGGGTTTGGGTTGATCTGCAGCTTATGCGCGGCGTCGGCATACCACGCTTGAAACAAGGCCTCGGCCTCTGGCGAAAGGATCGTCTGCTTCGGTAGACGAATGTCCTCACGCGGTAAGCGAATATCCCCACGAGCCAACGTGCCCAACGGAATCAGACTCGTCGGATCGAATCTCATACCTCTTCGCCGGTCGGCTCAGGCGCAAGGTCCGCTTGCTGCTGCTGCAGGTTCATGTCGTGCTGTTGGCCCATCTCGGCCATCGACTGCTCGTGCTGCTGTTGAGCCCCAAGCGTCTGCTGGTCAATCATGTAGTTCTGCCGGCGCTCGAGCTCAGCCACCTGGGCCCGGAGAATCTCAATCGCGCCCTGACTCTTCAGCTTCGCGTCGGTCTCAATCAGACTGGCCTCGTTGTTCATCGCCGCAATCCGCTCACGAGATTCAATCTCCATCTTCGTCCGCTCGGTGTCCGCTCGCTGCTTCACCTCGTCGGTCTCAATCTGCGACACACGCTGCTTCAGCTCGCCAGAGAGGGCCTGAATCATCTGCGCGTTCTTCTGCAGTTCCCCACGCAGCATCTGGACTTGGGCTTGAGGGTCGAGACCCTCCTGCTGCTCGGCTTGCTTGATCTGCGGGGGAAGTAACTCCTTGGCCCGCTTCTCGGCTTGTCTCGCCCCCGGCCAGGTCTGGGTCGCAAACCAGAGGTCCGCATAGACAGGGAAGAGATTGGGCTGTGAGGTCAAGACTTCCGCAAGGCTCGTCCCGGCCTCTTCCCGGCGACTATCAAACGACTTCCCAACCTTCACAGAGACATCAAACTCGCCGGCCGTCAGTCGAATGACCTTCGGCGGCTTCGGTGCGCCTTGCGGGATAGGCTGTCCAGGAGGCACCAATCCGGGCGGCATTGGGCTCCCATCCTCAGGAGCCAGCATCACGCCTTCCGCCGTGTTCTGGTTGTTGACAATCTTCAGCAGCCGCCCCGGCCGGTCGTAAATCTTGGGCAGCAGGTCGTTGATGATCCGCCCCTCATACGCAATCGACCGCGCCAGATTGTCGAGGTAGTTGCTGGACCCGTGCTCGGCCTGCATCTGCAGTGCCCTAATGGCCCTCCCAGACTTCAAGGACGGGTCGACGTTGCCGAGACTGGCCTCAGGTATCCCCGTCGTGTTCAAGATGCCTTGACGGGCCTGCTGGATCGCCTGAGAGATGGCCTGAATCGGCGGCTCAATCGCGTTCCGTTGGGGGATCGGGAGGACGGTCCCGGGAGGCGTCCCCTCTGTCATCGCGTTGGCTTCGAGATACGGCAGGTTCCGCGTGTTCGCCTGCTCCCAGAACTTCTCGTAGCCCTCAAACTGCCCCGCATACCCGATGAACGGCGCTCGAGGAGCGAGACCAATCGTCTCAGCCTCTGCCGAGACCATGTAGTTGAACAGCATCTGCGGGTCACGCGCCGGCCTGATGAGACCCTCCACGCGCCGATCCCCGTCAAACGGCTGAATCTCTTCCCCGACAACCTTCACAATCGGGATGTATTTGCCCGCCCACTCGGTGCGGCTCAAGACCTCGCACCCAGTCAGCTTGACCCACTTGACCACGGTCTTACCCGGGTCTGCAGGCGTCTTGCCCTTCGCCGGCTTCGCCCCTTCCGTGGTCTTGTAGTAGTAGTCCGCAACCCTGACCGCTCGCTTGCCGTCGGTCTCCTTGAACCACGCCGGGGCATCCTGCATCAACGTGCGCCAATCGTCCGCTCCATAGCCCGTCTTATAGGTCTCGTTGTCCTCGCCAAACTCGGCGCAGAACGAGTCCCACGACAGGTCGGTGAACACAAACGCCCATCGGGCATCTGACCCGTCTGGCTCCTCGTGGCTCGGGTCGAGCATCACGTTGGCTTGATTGAAGATGCGGAGGATCTGGACTTCCTGATCCCCGGACTCTTCGTTGACGACCTTGGTCGAGACCCGCCAATACCCTCGTCCCGCAATCACGCCACGTTCAAAGGCCCACGAATGCGCGGCTTGCGCGTGACTATGGCGCTGGATACGACGAATCAGCCCTTCCCGGACCTCAATCTCGTCGTCGGAGACTGTTACTCCACCCACCCCGGAAAAATCGTCAGCAGGGACAAGCTCGACTCCAAGGTCAGCACCTCGCTCAGCGTTAAGAACCTGACGGACAGGCTGCTTGGTGTTGTTGATAACGAGGCAAGGTCGGGGAGGGACGACAGGGAGTCCAGCGCCACCAGGTTGACCGGCTCGCTGAGACTTAATCTCTTCCGGCCATTGCTCCCCGGCGTAAAACCGGAGGTCCTCTTCTTCCCGCTTGCGTTGTTGGGCGTCAGCTTCCGCTGCCGCGGCAAATCGGTCTCGGGCTTGCTCGAGGAGGCTTTCATCGTCCGCCTTGTCGTATTTAGCCATCGGCGCGGCTCATTATACGCTCACCGTCAACGCTGTTTCACCCAAGTGCGAGACGTGCTGGCTGAGGTCATGGTCCACCCAGACGCTGATCCCCGCAGCGCCGGCTCGTCGGCAGAACCCCACATCCTCGCCAATGTGGCCTTGATGCTCGACCGACCACTCAATCGGAAACCACGGCTCAGGGAGGAGTCTGAACACATCCGTGCGTATCAGCGTCACGCCTAGCCCAATGCTCTCGACGGCCTCGACGCCATGTCGCCCGACCGACGAGACCCAGGCTCGGTCTCGCTGCGCCGTGAAGCACTCCGGCTTCTGCCGGTTCCGGTAGTTCGCCCCGACCATCGCGACATCTCGCGCTAAGAGCCCTTCCACGGTCGATGGCGGGAAGCGCATATCGCTATCCAGCCAGAGGATATGGGTCGCCCCAAGCTCCAAGGCGCCTCGAGCGAGGAGTGTCCGCTGGTTACTGAGATACGACGCCTCAGGCGTCCAACCCCATCGCAGGTCTGACGTTCTGCAGAGGGCGAGGAGGTCAGAGCAGAAGCCTGAGGAGACCATCGCCCGGGTCGGCGTGCAGGCAATCACCAGGGGATTCATGACAGCCACCCATGCTCGGTCTGCGGGAACGCCGGCATTGAGGGCCGAGACCTGGCCTCTTTCGGGGCCTGCTGTCTCACGGCGAGATACCGAAAGGCTGAACTGCCATGCTCCGACCAATCATGGACAGGCGTGTCTTTGAACTCATTGAGTCGAGTGTTGTAGTCCCTGCGATAGTGCTGTAACGCCTCTAAGCCCGCCTTGCACTTGTCAGCGTCAAACCAGCACACCGGGAACAACATCCTCGCGGCGTGAATCCCATCCTCAATCGGGATGTTCGGGCAGACCTTGAACTTGATGCCCAACGTGGCCGCGGTCTCAAGGCGACTACGCCCTGACCCTAGTTCTCTCACCTGAATATCGTGCGGGGCCCAGTGCTGGCCGTAGAGATAGCCACGCTCTTGCAAGACCCTCGCGTAGTGCGGCAGTCCTTCTCCGGAGGCTTCATAGTAGTCAATGACCCTCACCTCACCAGACCGTAGGGACTGCGTAAACCAGATGGCCGTGGCGTCCCCCACCCCTAAGTCCCAGGTCGTGTCCACGGGCAGCAAGGGCTCGACGTTGACCCTCGTGACACGGCCGGCAGCACGACAGGCGGCAAGTTCTGCGGCGTAGATGGCCCCTTTGACTGACGCCTCAAAGCTGCACTCATACTCCTGCTGATACTCGTCAGCGGTCATGTCCCGCCTTGCCGCTTCAAGTTCGCTCGCCGGCAGGATGTGGGTCTGGCTGGCCTTGAACTCCGCGAAGAACCAATCAGGCTCGCGCTTCGCGTGCTCCACGATGTCGTAAAACTGGTTCTTCCCGTTCGGCGTGCCGATGAAGAACGCCCACCCTGTGCGGTCTGACAGCGCCGGCCGGATTACTTCCCCGTAGACTCTCGGGCTCATGAGCCCGTATTCATCTAGGCAGCACCCATCGAGATACAGCCCTCTTAAACTGTCGGGAGAGTCGGCCCCATAGAGACGCACTTGTCCCCCGTTGGGATAGTCCACGCGCAACTCGGATTGATTAAACATCACCCCAGGAATCGGGGCCGAATAGTGTTGCGCGTAGTCCCAGACAATTTGCTTCGCCATCGCGTAAGTGGGGGCAATATACGCGAACCTCGGGCGCTCTTTTGTGCAGGAGACCGCTGCGCGAATCAGATGATTCACCGCGCACACGCTCTTGCCCATTCTCCGGTGAGCCACCACGACCCCAAACCGATGCGCGGCGAGAGCCACATGAATCTCTCGCTGGAACTGTCGGGGTTTATACGGAACGGTCACTAGCATATCGACGCTCGGACATGCACTGACGGCAGGTGTCGTGACGACCGAGATACTTCGTCTTGTTGACGCAGAACGACTCAAACGCCAAGAGACGCCGGCAACGACCGCAAATCCTTTCGCGCCACGGATCGCCACCAGCCTGCACGACGCGCATCCGTGCGTGCAGTTGCATATGCTCGGCTTGGTTCTCAAGAATCACTAAGGGCGCATCGACACGCCTCGAGCCATCCAAGTGATGCACAACTGCGGTCCGCGGCAATGGTCGCCCTAGCGCCCGCTCAGCACGTTCACGATGGAGGAGACGCTTGCCGCCAGAGCTTACTTGCGAATAGTGATGGCCTTCAGGAAACTTGCGGCGATTATGCCCATGCCGAAAGGTTCTCGGTTGACCGGCACGATAGCCACGAGTCTTATCGCTATCGAGCGCAATCGGCGCAGGCTTACCACATCCACACGCGCACATTACTCCTGCCATTTGATCACCAATGGTCCATTCTCAGCGCCTGTTATCTCAGTATGCTCTGTCGGCTTATCGAGAGCTCGGTCAGCGAGGGCAATGAAGGCTTGGGTCGACGGCGGACGCTCCCAAACTTCGACTACATCCTCGCTGTCGCTCGAGGCCAGCATTTTGGCTTGGGCTTCACTAACCGGAGTGAACTTACCAGAGGCTTTATCGCGGACCACGAGGAACTTGGTGCCGCAGGCTTGAGCAATCTGGGCGTCGTAGAGCTTGACCTGATCTTTGGCGAGTCGATTCAGCCAATAGCGTCTGACGGCAATCTTCTTCAGGGTGCTGTCGTTCAGTCTCCCCTTTGGACGTCCTGACCCTGGTTGCGGTCCGCCTTTCTTCGCCATTGAAACCTAAGAAACCTACGTCAAGTTATCTTGACGTTAGGCCACAGGGTCATTCTTCGCGGCGATGCTCTTGAGGGTGTCGACCTGCGCGGTCTCGAACTCGGCCACAGCCTTGAGACGGTCGGAGAAGCTGGCGAGTTGCGCCTGGGTATCGTCGGAGAGTCCGGTGTCAGAGCCTCCAGCCAAGAGGGTGTCGATGTCGGCGGCGATTTCAATCAGGACGGCGGTCTGGGCCTCTTCGGCTGCGGCCATTTGGTTCGTCGTCTCGTTCAGCTTCGCGAGGGCCTCGAGCACTTGCTGGTCGGCTTTCATGAGCATCTCCAATCTGAGCATTATCAGGTCAACATGACGGTCGACGCGGCGAAGTCTCTGCCACGGCCACATGGCGCATTATCGCCGAGGTAAGGGCAAGTCTAACCCGAAGAGCTGGACGAGGTAGAGCACGACGCAGACCACGACAATCACCCGAATGGCAATCTTGAACGGTTGCGGCATCGGGACATACGTCTCGAGCAGGTAGACAATCACGCCAATGACCGCGAGGTAGAGAATCAGGGTAATCATCTAGGAGCCTTTCGCCTTCGGTTGTTGACTCTCTCGCCACGCCTTGATCGTCGCGGCGACCGGGAGGGCCACGCCATACTTCTTCATGATGTCGATAAGCTGATCGTCAAAGACGACATAGTTATGGGTCACTGGCGGTTGACGTTCAGCCACTTCTAAATGCAACTGAGCCGACTCGAGATCGCGCTTCGCCTTCGCGGCGTCGGCCTCTAAAGAGAGGCGCATACGCTCAGACGACGGCTTCGCTAGACGGTCCTGGAATACCTTCAACGCACCTTGACGATCAGTGACCCGATCCTTTAGCACTTGGATATTAGGCGCGTATGCTGACCGGCTCCCTTGGTCGAGATACTTGATGCCCTTGATGCCAGCCTTACGAAGCATCTCGGTCGCAGCCTGAGGGTCCATGCCGTGAGACGCCACAAGGGTCTTATAGAAGTCTGCCCCGGTTGCGTCTGGCCTTAATACCCACTTTCCGGTCGTCTGCTGTTGACGGTCCAGAAATGTAGAATACGCCTCATACGCAGCCTCTGACGCCGCTTGATGCTCTTTCTTGTAGCCGGAAGTTTGATAGGTCTTGTTAAGGGTCAGCCACTTCGTCCGTAGATCCTGAATCGTATTCCAGTCGCTCTTTGCGTCTGGCTCCCACTTGACGAGACTCTTGAACTCATTGTCATCGCCGTAACCGCTTGGACTCCGGGTATATCCAAGGCCGCTACGCTTCGACTCAGCCACGATCTTCTGCGCGACGGGATGATCGGCAATCGGTTTATCCCAGTGCAGGAACTCGTCAGGGTCGGCCTTGATGGCGACTTCGTAGGTCTTGCCGGGTTGATGCTGCGTTAAGTCTTTAGGATCAACGGCACGCAACCTAGCGGCGTGAGCCCGATACATATTCCCAGGGTCACCGCCATACGTCCGATCAACAAACGCCCCGTGGTCCTCAAGACGATCAGCACCACGTCGTAAAAACTCTTCGATTGATTCACCCTTCTTTTGTCGACCCGCTAACTCTAACGCAGCCGCAAGCTGATACTGGTCAGTTCCTGGAGCAACTGGCTCACCACGTAACCGCCATATCGGATTATCCGCCGACGGACTGGAGAGACTTTTACGATAGTCAGCGGCCACTTGCGGATTTTCAGCGAAATACAGCCCATGCCCGTAGGCTTGCGCCCCTTCCCCGGTCCCAATCTTCTGCATGGAGAACTTGTCGAAATCATGGGGAGAGCCGTGATACGCCTTGATGCCCTTCACCGCGGCTTGTTCACCTTGGCCCATCTTGAGCACTCCGGCGAGGGGAATCAGTGACGCCATCGCCGCCCCGGTCAACGTCGCGCCTGAGCTCGTCGGCGTCAAGGCGTCTTGAGACCCTATAAAGCCGCCGATCAGGTCTCGCAGTTTCGCTAAGCCTGGATTGGTCTGCTCGAGCGGCGTCTGGGACAACGCCGGCAGGCCCTGCGACGAGGGTGGGGCACTGAAGATCCGATCAAACCAGCTCTGGCCTTGCGGCATCGGCGTCCTATTTTACCTCAGGGGCGTCAGGCCGCACGGCCTCATGCTCGGCGGGTGAGAACCACATGAAGCAGTTGTTGGGGTCGAACTCGGCTTCTGGAATGTCCTTGACGTGCGTGTAGGTCTTGCCGCCGCACGACACCATCAGGTCGAGCACGCCACGCTCGGCTAGCACCACGAACATCTTGGTCAATTCGTCGGTTGTCATCCGGGCCACGCGGGCCAGCGTGTCGTCCGGGGGTGCGGCCTTCATAGCGTGAAGCGCCCACCATAGCCATTGGTCAGCCGTCATCCCGTAATAGCCAGCAGGACCAACACTCAACAGCATCTCTCCGACACGCAACGCGGCACTGCGCCATGTCGTTTCTATCGTGCCTAGCGCGTCACCCGGCGCAGGCGTCGGCCCCTCCGCTGGCGTCCACTGAAACTTTGAGAGCGCATCGATAGCACTCAGGCGGGTTTCCAGGCCACGATGTTCGTCATCGCTGCGTGACTCCTCCAGCACCGGCAGGAGCGCGGCGATGAGCACGGCACGCATGGCGGCATACGCCTCGTCGCCGTTGCCAGTCTGCCACCCGTAGTTCAGCGCCCATTGCGCTTTGACCAGCACGTCACGAGGCAGCGCCGCCGTGAGTCGCTCGGTGAGGGTCATCGGGGCGCTCATGGGGTCACGCTCCGGTCCAGGGCGGCACGCTGGAAGGCGACGTGAATCGCGCCCACCGCCTCGGCCACCGTCAATTCGTCAGCATCGTCACTAGCGGTGCGCTCCACTAACGCGCAGACGAGTGGTTCTACCGCCAGCAGGGCATCGACCAATGCGGCCTTAGTTCTGTTGTCCGCCTCGTGCTGATAGCGCACCGCTGCGGCTCGTGTGTGCCATGACAGCGACTGCTCGGCCTGCGTGAGCTTCGCCCGCAGGTCGTCGCGCTCTCGTTCAGTCTCGCCAAGGGCCGCGTTCACCTTCAAGCCATACGCCAACACGTCTGCCTTCTCTCGCTCCACCTGATCGAACAGCGGCTGGAGGGCGGCAAGGATGGCGGTCAGCATGGAGTCATATTGCAGGGGCCGTGACGCATACCACTCGCGGCCCACGCGCCGAAGCACCTCATCCGTCAGCCGCTCGCTCGCCTGCTCCCGTAGGGTCGTGTCGCTCATGGTCGCTCCTCGCTCAGCCCTGCCCGTCCGCTATAGTCCAAGTTCAACGCCAAGCACCTTGGCGAGTTGCTTCAGTGCTTGCACCTTCGCGTCGAGTTCACAATCGGGCTCATTGTTGCGCTTGTCGTATTCGCGGGCGCGGTCGAGCAGTTTTCTGAACTCCACGATCTCGGCATCGGTAATAGGCGTCTGCGTATTGACTGGCGTGATTACAAACGGCCACGGTTGCACGGCTGGCACCAGTGGCGTCCACTTCTCCTGATAGTGATCCATGATCATCGACACGACGCACATACGATCCTCACTTTCACGTTGCTCAGCCCTGCCCGTCCGGTGACGCGCCGTCACGACACGCCATCCCCCTACCGCTCGCCCTGCAACAGTGCCGTGCTGACCTGAATCCACGCCTCAACCTCGAACCAGACGCCGCCGATCAGCACCACCTCACGACCGCAGTCAAGACAGTGCTGGTAGGTGTCTGAATACTCGCCGCGCTTGTGTGTGCAGGCTTTCATGGCCTAGTTGTAGTCCATAAGCCTATTTGAGGTCAATAACTATCTTGGTCCGCTCGGCAGCGGTCAGGAAATACAGGCTGATGTCCTGCGCGAGCTTCTTCTTAATGACCTCGGTGGGGGTCATGCCGCGAGGGATGAAGTAGTCATAGCGGCTTGGACGTTCAGGCACAGCGGCCCAAAACAGGTCGCCTTGTTGCTTGAGTGATGGTGTCTGCCGCATCCCCGACCCGCGACCGTCGGAGAACAGGTAGATCCCCCCAGGCCGATAGCGACGGATGAGACGCTCATAGACGGGCATCGAGGCGAGAATGACTTGCTCTGAGGGCACGCAGTCGAACCGCGGCACACACGCCACCGAGAGCCCCCAATGGGACACCGGCTCGATCATGTCGACCATCCGCTGTTCAAACGCCGCGAGTGACTCGCCGGCACGGGGATACATCTGGAACGTCGGCAGACAGTCATCAGTCAGCCAAGACGGTCTCGAGGTGCCCCACCACGAGCGGTCGCCGCGGTCGAGATACGCCAACGTGAATTGACCTTGGCCTTGCCCGTAGTTCCTCGCCTGGACCCGCTGCACACTGGCCTTGAGGGCGTCCATATCGCCCCCTGAGGCAAACCAGCCAAGAGAAACGCTCGCCTGCCATTGGGTCAGTTTCAGCGGAGGATGACCAGGGTGTGTATCCCCGATGATCAGCGGGAAGATGCCTTTCGACTCGACATAGGCCAAGGTCTTGTAGATCGCGTCTTGGTCGGTCTCGTCGTCCACGATGATCTGGATGTTCCCGAAGAGCTCCGGCGTCGGTCCGTATTTCTCTGAGTAGCAGAAGAACGCCCCGACAAAGGCTTTCATCGGCCACGCCTGAAACGGTTTTGCCGTCGGCACCGGAGGGCCAAGAGGCACGCGCTCGGTCGGGAATACGCGAGTCTCGCTCACACTCGCCCAGGACTCGCCGGCTGTTGAGGCGCTGGCTAGTCTCAGTTGCCCGTCTGCCGGGTTGAACCAGCCCGAGGGTTGAAACGCCGTCACCTCGCCAAACTTGAAGCCCTTCGACGGGTCATCGAGGCCAATAGCGTAAGCGTAGGACTCTTGGCCCTGCAGGATGAGCCATGGAATCCCACCTATCCGCACCACGTCGCAGAGCTTCGAGGCTGAGATGGGGAGCATGACCTGTTGGCCGTTCCACCAGACCGACAGATCCTCAAGTTGCCAGAAACACTCGCCGTTGTCCTGACAGGCGGCTCGGCCTGACCCGGCTGACAGGATCTTCATCACCGCCCCGGTCTCGACGCTGGCTTGCCAGACGGAGGTCCCGGCCCAGTCTCGTAAGACGGCGCTCTTGTCGATAGCCGAGATGGACAAGGGCATCGTCTGCGTCAAGACCACATCGGTCGAGAACCGGGTGGTGAGGGCTCCAGAGGCGAGATACGCCGCCCAGAGGTGACTATCCGCCACGAGGGTCGTCGCCCCTTTGTGGGTCGTCTCAGCGTCATGTCGACGTTCCGTCCTGGTGTCGTAAATCTCGAGGAAGGACTGCGTGGCGTTGTTGTTCTGGTAGATCACCTCGTCGTCGGATAACCACGCCCCAGGCCCAAGATTCGGCCCAATCTTGACCATCTCGTGCGGACTGCCCACGAAGCCCTGCGGCCAGTAGACAATCTCCCCGCTGGACGGGCTCGAGGCGAGGAGGTCGCCACGACGGTTGTAAGAGGGCATCTACCAGCTCCCTCCGGTGCAGGGCGCTTCCCCGCACATCGAGGGCGCAATCCGCTCGCCTTGGGCGTCCCTGAACATATAGCCGCTCGTCCACGCCAGACCCGCAATCACGCCGTATTTCAACACTTGAATCCAGAACATAGTTCCTCCTAAGGTTTCCGTGCGGCTTCCCGATACGTCCCGGCTCGCCACAAGACCCGCTCGTCTTGATTGACGACCCTGACCGTTCTTCCCCACTCCACTCTCAACCGCTCTGCGGCCGCGGTCGCTTCCGCTTCGGTCTCGTGGCGGCTGTCTGTGACCCAGTTCGCTGATTGACGGTGCGTATAGGCTTGGACGAGGAATGGTCGGGTCATTTCGGGAGCAACGCCTTAACCGCCGCGGTCATATCCCGAATCCCGTTCTCGCAGATGTCCTGCGCCAGTTCATTCACCAGCCCGTCTCTGAGGTCTTGCTCAGAGGGCAGGTCGGCCTTGAACTCGGCCCAATCGACGGCTTGGACTCGTTCAATCCCTCCGGTATCAAAGACCTTCACGGCAATCAGCACGCGAATCATCGGCCCTCCGTATCAAGCTGGCTTGACGTTTCTTGAATGCCAGATCCATCCCACATGACGAAGAACTCTTGCCCGCGCACCACGATCGTTCTCAGCGGCCCCACAGGCGCTGGAAGGCGTCGCTCGAGGAGGTCGAGGCTCTCACGCTCTTCCTGCTTCAGTCGTCGCTCCTGCTCAGCCAGGAAGGCTCTGCGGGCATCTCCCGCCTCGCTCATAAAGCAGGACCGGCACAATCCGTAGTCGTGCCGATACTTCGTCTTGCAGTTCACGCACATATGCGACGGGTATAACCGCTTCGGCATCAGCCCTCCGCAAACGAGACCATTGAGTGCAGCGCCCAGTCCAGCCGACCTTCAAGGCCACCGATTGAGGCATAAGGCCCGACGGGATACATCTTCTCCACGAGGTCGAGAAACTCAGAGGGCTTAGGACCAGTCACCCCATGCCGGCGAAACGTCTGCACCGAGTGGAGACTGCAGTTGACCGGCTCGCAGACGCCCTTGGTCGCAATCACGAGGGTCTCGTGAGCCACCGCGAGATACGAGGTCTTCATCTCGGTGACTTGATGCCAGACGAATGAGGTCTGATAGGTGAACCCCCACGCCTCGAGAATCTCTGGCACGGCCATGAGGCGGCTCGTAGGGACCCACAGGAAGAGCACGGCGTCATCGAGGGTCTTAGGGCCTACCGGCAAGCCGCAGATGTCCTGCACGGTCGTAGACCCCCAGGACGGCTCGACGACGACCACACGGAACCGCTCAGACGGCTCCTGCTCCATCGACATCAGCATGGCCTGTTTTGAGACCCTGACCTGCTGCCGCAGTTCCCGCTGCGTCCAGCCCTCGGTCTTGGCCTTCTCGAGCCACTGCACACGCTGGTCTTGAGGCAAAGAGGCGACCTCGGCGTGATGGCCGAACCCAATCCCAACCACCCGCTGATTGGGCGGAATAGCTTTTCCTAAGTAACGGTATTGTCGGATTGATGCTTCGGTGAGGTATTCGTGGTCGATCACTGAATCAGCCAATTCATACCATTCTGGCCGTGAATCGGCATATGTGATCAGATCACACAGCCAAAAACCAGACGCACGATGAGATTTGGTAACAAAATCAAACGCGCCACAAAAATCATCCCATTCAGGCTTGCCGTGAATCTGAACACCCGTCTGGGTAAGTTCAAACCCGCCTAACTTGATCGTCCGTAGGTCGGTAGTCAATCGTTTGAACTCCCTTCTTTGAATTGCATCGGCCGCAAAGCGGCTGAATATTGTCGATGCCGTTACTACCGCCACGAGTCAGCGGAACCACGTGATCTCTAGATAGTCGGCCACTCGCACCGCACGCTAAACACCGATGTTCGTATTTCTCAAGCAGGTCATGCCATTCCAGCGTGGTGTGTGTCACCACAGAACCTAACTTGCAGGCCCGACGTTTAATCGCGTTGGTTTTCCTGTATTCCCTACGACGCTCAGGATGCTCTCGTGCCCACCGAGTCATCGAACCTGGCACATAGACAGCCCGCCGCTTTGCATTGAACTCAGCCGCACGAGAACGTCGCCACTCTCGCGCATTTTTTCTCACACGGTCAGGATTCGCATCGGACCACTTCCGAGAGCGAATATTCGCTAACTGGCGCTCATGCTCGTTGTTTTTACGGCACTCACGACACACCGCCACGCGACCATACAGGCCCAATTTAGCCACATGGAAATGGAATAACTGCAAAACACGGTGACATTTTTTGCACACCTTAAACGTCAACCACATCGACATGGGGTCATCAACCGTCAGTAGATATGTTTGAGACCTAGACACTCGGCACCCCGCAATCAACAATCCGCGGTTGACGCGCTCGAGGAGGCCACGCAATCACGACCTGTCGTGCCCCTAATGGACATGGGAACGCCGAGAACTTACGACGGGCATCGGGGAACGTCCCGCCGATGGCCGCGGCTCCAGACTTCACTTGGACGAACAACACGCCGTCACGATTGACCGCAAGGAGGTCAGACGCAAACTGGTCATGCTTGATCGGGACCGGCGTCCTGCCTGGCCGCACAATCCAGCGCACCATCTCGAGACCGCCCACCTGATAGCCGAGACCTTCGAGATACTTCTTCGTCCGGCTCTTCGCTCGGGCTCCGCGTTGGGCGTTACTGCTCATAAGGGCGGCTCATTGTTGCCGACAAGGCTTCCGGCGTCAAGGCAGCATGACGCCGCCGATACTCGGCTATCCAGCACCAGGTGCAGAACACCACCCACCGGCCGCGCCAAGAGGAACAACACGCCACACGCTCGCAGGTCGGGACGGCACAGAGCCGACGGCTGAGAGGAGGCCGACCGTTGGTGACTCTACGACTCATAAGTGTCAATCTTTTGGCTTACGTATCTGTAATTTCTTCTCTTGAACACCCGCGTGACAACCCGCGTGACACACCCCTATAGGGTGTGTGTGTCACGTCACGGGCTTTTGTGACAGTCACGGCTGTCACGTGACACGTGTCACGTGCCTAACTGCTCTCTTTTGGAGACAAGGCAGATACGCCCTGTCGCGTCCTTCTCGAAATGACCCTGGTCACTGCCGCGCTTAAACGCCTGCCTCACCGCGGCCTCAGACGCCCCGGTTTCCTCTTCCAGTTGGGCGTAGGACTTCGGGCCAGACTTTAAAGCTGACTTGATACGGTCTGCCGTGCTGACCTTCGCGGCAATCGAGGCATCCATCGTTGAAACGTCCCGCGTCGAGACTCGCGTCTGGTTATTGCTGAAATTGAAATCCAGACCGGCCGGCCTGCCGCGGCGATACAGATTCGACTTCTTCGGGAAGCACGCCACCGACACCACGGACTCATCAAGCATGGCCTCGGCTCGCTGCACGTGGTAAATAACCCGGCAGGAGTTGAACCAGAACGCCGACCCGAACGGACTCCGGTCGCCGTGCTCACCCTTCGCTTGGTGGGCAATAAGCAATGACCCAATCCCAAGACGCCGGATCGCCCGCATGAACCCTAGCGCCGACTCGGCCTCTTCTGGCGGTCCTGAACAGCCAAACCCGACGCTATCGAACGCGGCATACTCGATCTTGTTGTCATGGATGATGGTCTGTAACCGGTCGACTTCGTGGACGAGGGCCCGCTCAGCCCGCACATACATCACCTTCGGGATCGCGTTCCCGTAGAGGGCCCTCAACCGTGCCGCATGGTCGCCAGCACTCATCTCCCAGTCGACCAGCATCGTATTGACGCCGGCCCGCTGCAGTTCGCCAAGAATCAAGAGTTCAATCTGACTCTTGAGGGTGTCGCCCATCCCGTAGAGCATCCCTGGATGCCGATTCGGGAGCCTCAGACCGTAGACATCAAAGCATCCGGCCTCGGCATCTACCGGCTCGGTATCGGCAAGGCAAAGGGCTGGAGAACCAGTCTTTTCGGCGTTCTCAACGTCAATCGATAACTCTTCGAGGAGTCCGTGGAAATCGATATCCGTCGCCAGAGCTCGAGCGGCGAGCATATCGCCCAGACGCTTACGAGTCTGCATCGAGCCGAGATTGGTCGTGCCAGACAACAGGATGTTGCCGTGGATACGCCTCGACGCCGCCATCTCGCTTCGCACCGTCAGATGCCCGTGGAGTTCCCCACGTTCCCTGCGGAGTTGGTCAATATCAAACGTGATGCCAAGACTCGGCAGCGTCAACCGATAGTGGTTCCCCTCTGAGACGATATCGAAGGTCCGTGGCCCCCAATCGTCAGGACCAGGTTTCGGCACCTGTTCGTCTAATACTGGAGGTCGGCGGCTCAACGGCTCACCCCATAAGCCAGCGTCAGCGCCGAGGTCAGCATGGCCTGCAGGGTTCTCGTCCGTCGCTGGAGCACCCGTATCTGGATGCGCCGGTCAAGGTCGGTAAACTGCTCGGGCGTCAACGGGCGTCGTCCCGGCGTGAGGCTCATCTCAGCCTCAAAGTCTCGGTAGACGATCTTCAGTTCTTCAGTGGTGAGTTGGTCGGGCCGGTCGAATATCTCGTCAGCGGACGGGGAGATGTCCATAGCCACCCTCCAGGGTGAAGGGAGCCGCCACTACCCTGGAGTGGAGTGACGGCCCCCGGTGCGTCTTACACCGAGTTCATGAGGCCCGGTGCGATAGGGGATTATACCAAGCGGCGACTATACGCTCGCGTTACGTGGTCGTCAAGACTTCGGCAGTAGATGCCCGTTCATCGACGCCCGCACCTGGTCCAGTGCGTCCACAATCTCGGCGTCATCAAGTAACTTGACGGCATCGATGCACTCCGCGCAGTAGTGCCCGAGACCGTAAGCCGTGACGCCGTTGAGCTTCGCCCCGCACTCGTCGCAGGCGTGGAGCTCGCGGCAGTCTCCACACTCCCGCTCGTGGGCCTCGTGCCATGCCGAACAGACAGCTTCAGGAAACCCGTCGTAGTTCCGCGTATACGTGCCAGGGCAGGAGTAGTCCTTCCCGCAGGTCGCGCAGTCGTGCGTATGGGTTCTCGCCATTAGGCCCCCACCTTTCGAGCGAGGAGGAGGCTCCTCGCTTGCTCGATGGCCTGCCGATGCGTGAGAGCGCCGAACGACTCAGCGCGGAGGATTTTGGCGAGCAGAGAAATTTCCGCCGGGAGAGTGGGAAGCGTGATTGGGGCCATGTAAATCATTGTGATGATCTCCTCGACCAAGACTCTACACACGTCTACACTTGTAGTCAACAACTATTTACACCACCTGAGTTTTCTCGACCAACTTGCAGCCGGGCCAACGGTTGACCATCGCCCCGAGCGACCGCGCATAGGCGTTCAGGACGGCGGGAGATGGCTGCATCGTGTCTGAGGGAATCGCCCCCGTCAGCACCCCGACCCGCCACGCCTCGACGTCGAAGACCTCCAGGCTGCGCGTCGTCCGCTCCTGCGTCCCTGCCGCCTTCGTCACGTTGGCCTTGACCTCGACCATGGAGACCGCCAAAGGCTCGGCCTTGACCGCCGCCGCCTGCCGGCGAATCTCGAGAGCTTCGTGCATGGCCTTGAGCGCGACGGCGATCTTCTCGGTCTTCATGAGCCGCTTGCCCTGGCCCTGAGGGTCTTTGTAGCCCGCCTTCGCCGCGGCATAGTCGTAGGACGTGCCCTCGACCATCATCGCCTCGCAGAACGCCTGCTCGCGGGCCGAGAGGGCATCGGAGCCAGACTCCGACGCCAGCGCAAGGGCCTCGAGCCGCTCGAGCTCGGCCTGACGCACCCGTCGGGCGTCCTCTTCGGCAATCGCTCGCAGCCGGTCCTGCTCTTTCTGGGCCTTGAGACGCTCGGCGGCTATATAGGCGTTGTGCAGGGCGTTCCCGATAGACGCCGCTTCGTCAAGTAACTTGACGCCTCGGTCACGACGGGCCGTGAGGCGACGGTGTAGTTGATGCACGGTCGAACAGATACCCCAATGGTCCCCGATGGTCTTCTTGCAGCCGTTCGCCTGCTTAATGAGGACTTGCACTCGCTCATCTTCTGCCGGGGTCTGCGGCGGTCGAACGGACTGCATCTCCGACAGCATCCCTGCCGCATCCTCCTCAAGTTCCTTCGCCAGCACGAGAAACCCGCGGACGTTCTGCACCAGCGTAGAGAACGCCGCCCCGGCCTGCTCGATAAACGTCTGCTCGTCAGCCACCAGATCTAGCTCGGCCTTGTTTGCCATCACGCCCTACCCTTTTTCTTGTATGCCACCGCTAGGCACGCTGAACAGGTCACCTTCTCTAAATCACGATGCACTCGCGGTCCACCAGACCTCACTGAGAACATACGGCGGCGACCTAAGCACGGGGAATCGAAATTGATTCGACTCCAATGCACCACCAGCATCTCAGCCTTGTTCGCCATGACTACTCCCACACCGTCCGCAGTGACCGCACCAGTTCCCGCCGTCCCGCCTCGTCGTCAGAATCCGCCCCGGCTTCGTCCAAGTGCTGCCGACGCTCCACGTCGTCCTGGTGGCAGCCCCAACACTTGCCGTCGTTCTGCTCTTTCGGTGACATCAGGTAGTTCCCGCACTCGCAGTAGCCGGCGTCATCTCGCACCCTGTAATTCGCAGCCATTACCGCACCTCCAAACCGCGCTCAGCCAACATCCGGCGCAGGACATGCGCCTGCGACTCGGGAAACTGCCGACGCAGCCGCTCGACCTGCTTCTCGGTCCCGCGCTGCCCGTTGTAGTTCAAGAACGTCACCAGATTTGCCGTATGTGCATCAGCCATAAACGAGATACTACAGACACTCCTACTTCTAGTCAACAAGTATTTCGTGTCTCGTGAGATTTATTTTTAGATGTCCGTCGACAGTCCCAGAGCCGCCGACGTTACCCGCAACGGCCCCCAGGCGCCAACCGTGGGATGCACGGCCTCGAGCGAATATCGGTGCGTATCGAGCAAGACGTGGTGCAGCTTGCACGCCATCATCGCGTAGCGGCTATCGTGCCGGTCCTCTGGGGCCTGTCCGCGTGTTTTCGAGCGCCGATGGCTTGGGAGATGGGCGAACTCTGACGGCCCGCTACAGGGCCCCAGGAAGGTTGCAGCGGATACGCGACAGTAAAAATCTCGGCTCACACACTCGGCTCGGGCCTTCTGCAGCGCCTTGGCCTCGAGCCGCTTCTTGCGGGCTCTGACGGTCTTGAGGGGTTCAGGCTTCGGGATCATCCCGCAAACCTCCGCAGGAGCTCATAGGCCCGGTCGAAGTCTCTTCGGTCCTCGTGCCGCTGGACCCGGTAAGAGCCAGTTCGTGAAAGGTAAATTGCGTATCGGTGAATCTCCTCAGCCGGGAGGTTGACCGTATCGGCCACAATCACGCACTGGAGCGCCAACTGCAACGGATGCCAGTCAGCCGGCCCGCCAGTTTTCAGGTCACAGACGCTCATTGCTCCATAAATGCGACCGACACGATCTGGCCTGCCGGCTACCTTGTGGCCGGGATGAACAAAGGCTTGCTCTATATGCTCCCAGACCGGATTGATGACCTTCATGGCTTTAACGTGGGCCTCGAGATAACCCGCATAGAGGCTGTCGTGGTCCTCCAGCGTGAGGGCACCGAGGTCAAAATCGGCTGTTAACCGATGCACCTCGGTCCCTCGTTGCGCGGCCTTCTCACTGAACCACGCTCCCGGGGTCACATATCCCCCAAGTTGGAGCAACTGCGTCACCGACGGAACGCGGACCCCATCGAGGAAGTAGGAATGACTTGGCTCCGAGAACGCCAGAGCCATTAGCCTCGGTCCGGTCCATCGCCCTCGTCTGGGCCGTAGTCCATGTCCTCATCCCCCGGCTCCCGCTCGGCCCCCGGCAGCGCCCCTGGAGCCTCGACGGCCTTGGTGATGGCCTCGTAGTCCGCGAGTGGGATGTCCTTCGAGTGCTGGACGCCGTAGTGGGCAAAGATCCACGCCTTGACCACTTCCACGTCACGGCCAGAGCTCTTGATGATGGCAAACAGCCGCTTCGCCTGCTTCTCGGTGATGACGCGGCCTGACTTGACCGGCGTCGGCGGGAACTGACCAACAGGCACATAACCCTGCGACGGCTTCGGCGGCGTCACAGGAGCCTCGACCGGCGAGAGCGTCTGCGGCTTCGGCTGATACCCACTCTCAGCCCACGTCGAGACGTGCGCCTTTGTGGACCGGCCCACCGCGCCCTCCCCGTCGTCATCCTCTGCCGCCACGCCGGCCACCGCGCCCAGAGCGTAGCGACGAGCGTAGGTGATGGCCGACCCGACCCCTTGGGCGTCCGCTTTCGTCACCGGCACCGAGAGCGTATCGGCGATGAACTGCCCCGACGAATGCGCCAGGATGGTCTCGACCTCGACCACCATGCCCCCCTGATCTGCCGAGACCAGCCGCGGGAACTGAATCACGCTCAGCCCGTGCGCCGTCAGCGCCGGCATACAGGCTTCCCGCACACTCGCCAAATCGGCATAGTGCGACTTGAAGAACGGATTGGCCGCGTCCTTCTTCGCCCCGGTCATCACCGCTTGCGCCTTCGCCATCGCCGCCGCTAACTCGTTAATCGCGTCACTCTTTGTCATAGGTCCCCTCTTTTGGTAAACTCAGCCCCGCAGTCACTCAGACCCTCGCTCTCGCAGGCCCGGTCGTGCTCAGCCCACGGTCGGGCCGTTTTCTTTTATCTCACTGCCCAGTGCCAGCCAAGGTCACACCCTGGCTGTAGAGGTAATCCACCGTCGCTAGATGCCCCCGGCTCAGATACTCGATCACGTCCCCATCGGACACCGATCTCACCTTCCAACCGGCAATCTTTGCCAGCCGTGATCGCGCCTCCTCAAACGCCTTCTTCCCAGTCTTTGTCGTATGCCCCTTGATGATCTTCTTCAGGTCTTTGCCCGGGAAGATCGCAGGGCGTCCCATCTTCGTGCTCATCGCGGTCCTTTCCTCGCCTCAATCACGATCTGATCGGCCTCTTTTGGGCCATCCCACCGCTTGAGATATGGCACACGAATACCGAGTTCCTGACTCTCGGTATAGCCCCACTTATCGGTATCGAGCGCATCGGCATACCGCGTCGTCGGATGATTGGCCGTGAGGGTGGTCATCGGCGGCATCTCGTCATACCCAAACGGGTCCGCCTCTTTCCGAATCGACATCCGAGGCTGATACGCTGACGGCTCGTGCGTCTCGACCGACCGGAACTGCTCCACAAACCGACGATGGTCGACCCGTCGCTGACTCCGACCGACAATCCAGCGCAGCAACGTAATCAGCCCGTCCATCGACGCCAAGACCACGAGCAGCCCGGCGACTTCCAGGAATAACCACAGCACATGCTTTTCGACTTCGGTCATCTCGCCTCCCAGAACGGGAGTCTAGACGAAGGGTTATCTTGTAGTCAACAACTTATGTTAGAGTCTCGCGTATGCGAATCCCCAAGACCGTGCCCGTCACCATCCGACTGTTCGACCAGCACGACCGCCTCGTGGGATGGAAATATCTGCGGGCGTTCTACCGTTTCGACCGGAAACGAGAGACGCTAACTGCCTATCGAGACAACCCGCATATCACGATGACCATGCAGCAGGGACCGCTTGAGATTCACCGCGGCACGATCACGGTGGACTTTACGAAGGTCACCCACCTCGGCCTCGTGCAGGAGTTCCCGTTGAACTTCCCGCACCCCACGATTGTGGACGGACCAGAGGGGACGTATAGCGGTGGAATTACCTTGATGCAGCCGACGACTGGACTGGCGTATCTACAGTTCTAGCGGCCCGAATAGTTGCAGTAGCCGGCCAGTCGCGCCGTAATGCCCCTATCGGTGTAGTCGTGGTAGTAGCACTCGTCGAGCGTGAGCTGGTTATGGGCGTCACAGGACGCGAGGTCTCGGTTGTCCCAGAACCTGGGAATCGCCACCGTCTCGAAGAGGATGCTATCTATCGTGCGTCGTAAGCCCCAATAGCCGTGCTGCTGGAGCCGGATCAGCCAGTTCCCCGTCTCTTCGTAGAGCTTCTCGGCGTTATTAAAGTTCGCGTCATTGATGAGCAATCCCGCGGCCTGCACGATGTTCTGATACCCAGGCCAGTCGTAGCCGTGCGTATAGGGTTCGCCCGCGGAGTCGTAGAACACCTCGTCCGCTCGCCAGCCGTTCCCATACCAGTCAGGCTCGGGACTATCCCCGGCTCCGTGCCCAGGTCCCCACTCGACGTAGATCAGCGCCCACGGCAGATAGCGAGCCGCACGGAGAATCGTCTTAGCAATCTCGGCCCGGTCGGGGATCGCTTCGTTCATCTCCATCCCCGGCAGGACAATCCTGACCAGTAATGGATCGTCAAGTAACTTGACGAACTGCGCCCACGCCTCATCCGTGTTCTTGTCGTGGTAGCCAAGAATCACGCAGACCGGAATCTTGCCCGCTCTCCAGATCTTCTTCAGCGCGGCATTGAGGAGCACCGGGTCTCCCGACGGACACGGCGGGAAGATACCGGAATAGCCCCACCCCGTCGGGTCATCGGTGCAGTTGAACGGAAAATGACTGCCGTGATAGTTGGCGAGAATCTCGTCCTGCTGCGCCTCGGTGTAGTTCAGCAGATGGGTCGAAAAGCACACCCCTTGCTGCAGCCCATACGCTTGCTTGCCGCTCGTCGTCGCACACCGTATCTGCGTCACCGGGTCTTGCGGGCACGCGGGTGCAATCATCGAGAGCGCCGGCCCGCAGAAGTTCCCTGTCCAGTGTCGGAGTTGGGCCTCGGTGACGGTCTTCCACGGCTCCCCGCTCGGCGGCGGCTTCGTCCCGCCTTGGAGGAGGATCCAGTCCAGCAGTGCGGTCATGCCTTGAACGTGGCAAACGGCAGGACAAACACACCCTCAAGCACAGGGCTGAAGATGAGCAGGTTCCCCGAGATGGTGCAGGACTCCCAGGCACCGGCTTCTTTCCGCGCCTGGACCCCGCCATCGGGTTGAATCGACAGGAACACCCCGGGACCTTGGGCCCCCGGCAGCGTCGTTCCTGCAGGCGGCAGGCCTTCGTAGGACACATCCAGCGGGTTCGCAATCGTGACGCTGTATTTGCCGTGGCCCTTGTCGGTCAACTGGGCGCCTGAGAGGACTCGCGTCAAGTTCACTTCATCTCCCCCATAATCCGCACCGGCTCGGTCGTCATCCACCGCAACAGGACGTTGATGATCGCCCCGAGGAGCACGACGTATCGGAGCCCGTTCACCCCGACGAGCGATGTCAGTTCCGGCAACGCCAAAATCAACCCCAATGCGGACAGGACGTTATACCAGAAGGTTTTCGTGATAAACAGCGACTTCATTCACGATCCTCGTTATCGCGTCGACGAATCGCCATGTCAATCCGGCCCCGAATGTAATCCAGGTCACTGCGAATGATCCGAATCAGGTCATCGTGCCCGTTGACCCGACCCTCGAGACGGACGAGCCAGACAATCGCCCCGACCGTCATTGCCGCCAATGTGATCCGTGTCTGAATGTCCATCTCGAGTAACTCCATCACCCCATCACAATCCCGGTGAGCCCCGACTGAATCAACGTCGCCGCTCCCCCATCCCCTTGCCATGTTTCTGTCCCCGTTCCTGACCCACGTTCCAACCAGACCCACGCCGTAATCCCGACCGCAGGAATGGTCCGCAGATGCGCGTGCGGCATCACGAAATCCGCCGCCCCAGAGGTCCCGCTGGCATAGCCAATCCCGCCCGTGGCCGGCGTCGTCGTCGAGTTCTGCCCAATCGCCACATAGACCAACTGTGTCGCCGACGAGCTGGAAACGAGCGCATAGAGGTCGAGCGACACGGCATCTTGAGCAATCCCGATCATCGTCTCGACCTGGTTCGCCGCCGCGCCGTTGGCCTGCCGGTAGGTCGCCGTGCTATACGCCCAGGTGTCCGTTGAATCGTTCCTGAAGAGCGGTCTCGCGGCCTTGTTGACGACGTTCCAGACATACCGCTTCACGAGCGAGTCTTCCGTCTGCCCAGAGACGCCCGTGGTGCAGAACGAGCCGAGATACCGTCTCGTGGTTGCTCCAGACTTCACCGCCACGCCGTTTTGACGGGTCAGCCCGGTCGCCCTCGTCGTCGTGTTCGTCCACGCCGTGAGCTCGAGCGCGGCCACGCCGCTGTTGTTGTAAGCAAACACGTCGTAGGGCGTTGCGGTCGTCGCCGGCACCGCAATCGAGAGTTCAGAGAAGGACAGGACGTTCCAGACGCTCACCCCGTCATACAGGGCAATCGTATTGCCGATAAACGGCGAGTAGTAGACCGTCGTCGCCGCCGTCACATCCGTCGTGGTAATCGGAGACCCCGAGGTCAACGTCAACCGCCCCGAGGCTTGGGTATTGTCCACCGTCGTCCCAATCGACGCCGCTAACTGCCGACTCACTTCCTCCCACTGGCTCGACCGGCGCATCACGACGAGATGATCTGTCGTCGACGCCAGGATGCAGGACGCCGCCCCAACGAGGCTGATATTGCCAATCCCTGACCGGACGGTAATCGCCGCCGACCCGCTCGAGTTGCTGATCACCAGCGGAGCCCCGTCAGGGAGTCCCGAGATCGCAATCGTGTCCAGGTTGTCCGCTGAGCCACCTTCCGGAGCGACCAGATGCCGATTGAACACCGGGGTAATCGACCCGCCAGCAATCGTCACCGTGGTAATCGCGCCGTAGCCAATCACCGCGGTCGTCAAGTTGCCCGCCGCCGTGGCGACTGGCAAGGTCACGAAATCGACCGTGCGAATCGTGGCCCCGACAGAATCACGCAGGGTGTATTTAGCTGAGATGCCCTCGGTCGTCGTGACGTTCGTTGGCGCGAAATAGAGCGTGCAACCGCCCCCGGCATCGAGCGTTAACGGGTTCTGGTTCGCCGACGAGAGCCCCTGATCAGAGTAGGTCGTCAGGTGCGTCGTCGTGTTCGCCAGGAAAATCTCAAGCGTGCCGAGAGATACTGGCGACCCATCGGCCGCGAGAAACTGCACATAGGGGTCGATGAACCCAACGCCCGTTTGAAGATTCATACTAGAATACCAATCGAGTTATGCGATCCAATCTTAAGACTGATTATCTCGGGCAACGATTCAATCGCTTGACGGTCGTCGGATACGTGCCTCAGACGCACCCGCTCAAATGGGTCTGTCAGTGCGACTGCGGGCAAGACGCGATCAGTCAGGCATGGGCGGTGAGGGCTGGCAAACTGAAGAGTTGCGGCTGCCTTCGAGACGAAACACGAGGCAACAACGCGAGAACCCACGGCCGTTCTGGAAGCGCTGAACATTGGGCGTGGAAGGCCGCAAAAGGACGCTGTTACAACCTTAAGAACGCGCATTACTACCGATACGGCCAACGCGGCATCACGATGGCTGCTGAATGGCTGAATGACTTCCCTGCGTTCTTGGCCTATGTCGGCCCAAGACCGTCCGCTCGTCACAGCCTTGACCGCATCGATAACGATGGTCACTATGCGCCTGGCAATGTGAGATGGGCGACGATACACCAGCAGACCAATAACACCTGCCGTAATCGACGCCTGCCTGACGGCGAGACCTTCTCTCAAGCCGCACGTCGCCTCGGTATCCATGCCGGTAAACTGCGATGGCGTATCCTGCGAGGTTGGCCGCTGGAGCGTGCGATGGACCCCACAAACCGCGTGAACCAGTTCGGCTGAGACGCCGGTCGTAAGATTCACTGCTTCGCCTCTTCGAGGGGAATCCCCTCAGCTTGTGTCGCCGCCACGAGAGACCCAAACCACGCCGGCCCCATCGCCGACTTTACCGGGAGTTTCATCCCCTTCGTGAGTAACTTCACCACCGCGGGAGAGTGCAAGGCTGTCGTCAACGCGGCTCCGGTCAGTTCATAGCCGACCTGCGAAATGGGGTCGAACCCCAAATAGGCACGACCGATCAGTCCACCCATATACCCAGACCCACTGGGGTTGGGATTGTCGCCGATGCGCTTGGCGAGGAGAAAGAAATCATCGAGGTCTTGGATATAGGCCGGGTCTTTGAATAGCAGCCGCTTCGTCTCAGGCCCCAACTTGCGCCACTCCGCTTGGAGTTTCGCGGCTCGCTGAAATCCCCCCTCGGCCTGCGCCATGTTCAGCAGGCTATCGAGATACGCCCGACCGACCTGTGCCGCGGTCCCAGGAGCCGCCTTGTCAATCTGCCGTAGCTTCACGATGTGGGCATCGTTCGCCGCCGTCACATCACGAAACGCCCCGACCGGCTCCGCTCGAATCGTATCGAGGAGGTCTGACGCGACATACTTCTGGATGGTGGCCGCTCGGCCCGCCTTGAGGGCCTTGAGGGCGTCAGGACCGGCTTTGGAGGCTCTAGCTACGACTTGGGCATCGAGAGCCTTCACCGCGGCCCCTGCGGTCCCCTGCGCCACGTTCCGCACGGCGCTGTCGGTCCTCGAAAGCGCCTTGATCGCACTCAGGTCCGCATCGGCCACCGACAACGGCGCATAGTCAGGCCCATCGAGGATGTTCTGAATCGCTTGAAGTCCTGGCGAGGCTTGCCGTTGCGTCACCGAATACTGACGGCTCAGCCGGTCATAGATTGGCTTGAGCGAGGCTTTCACCGCTCTCAAGTCCACCGCTAGTGGCACGTCCTCCATCACCGGCACTGTCTTAGTAATCGGGGCACCAGTCACGTGATTCGTGCCGGTCGTCACGGTCTTCGTCCCGGTCTGGACTCGCTGCGTATGCTTCGGGTCGGCTTCGATCTGCCGGAGGGCTGTATAGGCGGTATCCGCCGCGGTCTCGAAGGCCGCAACGGTTTTCCCGACACCCGACTGAATCGCCGCGCCGGCCCCTTCGGCTGTTTGCGCGATTGGATGCGCTCGGTCGGCGAGTTCGCCACCAACGCGAGATAAGGCGTTCTGTTGCGCCGTTTGGGCCTTCGTTCCGAGGGTTGAACCGAGAAGGCTCGTGCGCTGTGCCCCGGCCTGCACCCCACCGACAAACTTGCTGCCGGTCGCCGTGGCCGCATCCACGGGAATACCTGACCGCTGTCCAAACTCGACTGCAGAAACTTCGGCGGGATTAGGATTCTTGAGCCCAGCCCCAATCTTGACCGGCGGCTTGTTCTTGATGGCCTCGGGAATCGCAATCTGCGACCCAACCCCGAGAATCTCCCCGATGAACCCGCCCATCGAGAGCTTGCCAGCCTTGAACCGTTCCTGCGCGTCGTCAATCTGCGGCCCGATAATCGGCAGCAGATAGTTGACGAAATGCCCCGCAGAGCCAATCACGTCGCCTTGCTGAAACGAGGCTTTCGCTCGGGATAAGGGCTTGCCCTGCTCCTCGAGCATCGACGCGCCCATCTCAATGACAGGCTTCGCGGCTGACAGAGGGTTCTTCTCGGTGATCGCTCGGCGAGCTGGTTCCGTCACTGCCATCGCCATATCAAGCGGGTGGATCGGCTGCTTATGCCAGAACCCCGCAAGGGCATCGCCTATCTCGCCCATCAGACCAGGTATCGGCGAGACCTTGCCCATATCCAGCGAGACTTCCTGCGCCCCAGAGGGCTCAGTCTTGACGACCGTCCACGGACTATCGGCAGGGAGAGGTTCTGTCTTGACGACCGCCCACGGGTTCTGCGGCATTACTTCGTAACCTGCACCGCAGACTTCCCATCAGGAGCCACATCCCACGTCTGACCGTTCGCAAACGTATGACGACCGGGCCCAACGGAGAGCACTTGCGGAGGCGCGACATTCGCCGCGGTTCTCGCGTTGAACCGTGACACGTCGTAGCCCGCATCTTCGAGGGCATCAAGAGTCGTCTGACGACGTTGCTTAATCGCCGAATCAAGCCCGTTGAGTTTCGTCTCGACGACATCTACCGGGTCGTAAATCGTCGGCAGAATCTTCTCGTATTTATATTCGTCCTCTTTACGGAGCACGCCGCCTTCGAGCGCCTTGCCAATAACCTGCTTCACGCGGTCAATCGTGGCCTGCTTCGACTTCGGCGTCGTCCAGCCGATCAGGTTTGTCACGGCATTTGGCAGCACCGTGCCAATCTTCGCCAGCGTCCCTGTTGCGCCGGGCTCGATGAGTTCGCCCTTCGCATTTCGAGGAGCCACGACAGACCGCAACGTCACGAGGTCCTTGAGCGACGTGTCATAGTCAGCAATCCGACCGGCATCACCAGATGTGACCGCTCGGCCTTGCTCTCGCGTGCTCGCTGGCTGCTTGCCGAAGGCTTGCTCAGGCCGCACGAATACCGGCTTCCCGTCTGGACCCATCACGGCCACAGGAGCCGTGGCCCCGGTCGGGCGACCTTCCATGACTTTCTGATGGGCTGCCGTAGCGGCATCTCGAGCCGCCGCGGCGGCGTTCTGAATCTGCTGTTGAGGTGAAATGCCGTTCTTCGTGCCAGCGGCAACCTGCTGCGCGACTGACGCATTGGCTTGCGCTTGATTCAGTTGCGGTTCAAACAACGCCGCATCGCGGGCATCTTTCGCCGCGGCTCGCGCATCGACCACCTTCTTCGCCGCAAGTTCCGTCTGCTCCGGCGACTGGCTGATTAACTTGGCAATCATCCCCGACAGCAGTTGCGGGTTCGCGTGGACTTGCTCTTGAATCTGCTGGATATGCTTCGGGGCATACAGCCCGCTGTCGAGCGCCGACTGCAGGCCGGCATCAAAGACAAACATCTGGGACTGCGGGTCGTTTTTCCACACATCCACGCTTGCCGCGAGCGACCCTAAATGGTTCGCCTCAGCTAACGCGGTCTTGCGCTTCAATTCCCAGAGTGTCGCGGCTCGTTGGTCGGCTTGGTCATACATCTCCTGCACCTTCGGGATCAGGTCTGCGGAGTGTGGCGAGTTGCGGAGGAGCTCAAGCACCTCGTCCTTGCTATGCCCAACCTTAAAGGCGTTCGCTAGTGCTGTCTTGTCCTCGGCCTGGCTCTTCGCCTCTTCGACCTTCATTCGGCCGACTTCTGCGGCCTGCCGTCTCGCCGGGTCAAACATCTGCGCGACCGTCGACCCGATGTTATTCAGCGCCCCGGCCCAAATCTGCCCAGACTGCGCCCGGTTGGTCGCCGCAATATCGGCGAGCTTGAGGAGCGTCCCCGCCCGTTGACGCCCGCCTTCGAGAATGGTTCCGGCAATATCAATAGGCATTAGTAAGGCCGATAGGTGTAAGGCAAGCCCGTGCGCGGATCGACCCCCGACTGACTACCGTCGGGCATCGTCGTCGTATACGGGTCAGGTGTCCCGGTCGAGTTCTGCCCTAACGTCGCCAGCTTATAGGTGTTATTGAACGTATCCTGACCTGCCCCGTAGGCATCCAACCCCGCCAGCCGGTTGCGGTCCCAGGTATTCAAGGCGTTCTGGTTGTTGAACTGGTAGGCGTTCTGCGCGGCTCCTAAGTTCGTCTGATAGGCCGCGAGGGAGTTGCTCGCGTTCAGCCCGTAGGCTTGCGCCCCGAGGTTCGCATTCGTCGTGTAGTTCTGGAAGGCGTTCCCACGGTTCCGGTCGTAGGTATCGGCGAGTTCTTGGTAGTGCTGCTGATACTCCCCGAGGTCACGGCCATACACCTTGTCGTATTGCTGCGTGCCCATCCGTTGCCCGTAGGACAGGAGGTCTTTACCAGTGCCGCCAGTCAGGAGCGTGCCTTTCGCCGACGCTGACCGTTGCAGCGCATCCTCGCCCTCTTTCAAGGCGAATTGATACCCAGGGTCATTCAGGGCCTCTTCCATCGTCGGAGCCTTAAACGGCGTCGGCGCTTGGAAATCTTGATAGGAGAACGGCGCAGGGGCTTGATAGGGCTGAAAACTATATGGCGCCGGGGCGGTATAGGACGCCAGTGAAATCGGCGGCGTATTGATGCCGGGCAGCGTGCCCTGTCCCCCACCGCCGCCCTGATAACTCTCCCCTTGTTTCAGCCGGTTTTCCCAATAGTCCTTACTCCGCGCCGCAAATCCGCCGTTCTCCCGAATGGCGTTCGCGATGTATTCCGCGGTATTCGTGATGTTCGGATACTTCCGCTTGAGCTCGAGGGCGAAATCCATCACCTCGTCGCCAGTTGAGGTTTCGACCTTGGTCTTGACCGCCTCAACAGCCGTCGGGTCAGCGTAGTAGTTCGGCTCCTTCTTGATGGCCGCTTGATACCCCGGTGACGACGGGTCGTGAAAGTCTCTCCCGGCGAGGTCTTGGGAGAAATCAATCCCTTGCAGGGGATTCACCCACTCGCCATAGAAGTTATTGGCCGGCGAGGCGACATCATCAAACCAGCTAGCCATTGATCACTCTCGCTCCCCGGCTCACATACTGCTGCACCATCCCGCGAGGCACCTTCCGCATCTCCCCTGTTGGCGCTTGTAGCGTCACCGTATCCGCCTCTGGAGTCGTCTGAGCCCCACCAGAGAACGCAGACAAGTTCATGGGGTTGACACTCGCTGGAGCCCTGTTCGTCATCTGTGGGGGCATCTGAGGCCCTCCACCTGGCACGCCAAGCATATCGGCGAGCTTGCCCATGGACCGGTTGCTCAAGTCCACATACGGCTGTCGCGCTCGCTGCTGCGAGGCATACTGAAACCGCTCGTAGTCCTGCTGCTCCCGTTGGGTCTGCTCCGCTCGGCGGGCGGCGTCATCTTGAATCCGCCCCGCGTTGTTCATGGCGTCAGACTGCATCCGAGTCGCGTCACGGTTGGAATTACTCTGCATCTTGGCGGCAGAAATCGCCCCGATGGCACTAATGGCGGCAGCAGCGGCTAACGGCATCTCATTTCCTCACCGGGACGAGATGCACCGTCGCCGGCAGCATCACGCCGCCTCGCCGTGCAATCAGGTCCCGCATCATGTCGGTATCCGCTGAGGTCATCATCGCGGACGCCGGCAATCCCTTCACCAATTCCACCATCTTGCGCCAAAGTCTCAACCCGACCGGACCCTGCTTGCGATACTTCGGCGCAATCCACAACCCTTCGGCATACGGCACGGTCATCAGGGCCCAACACCCGACCACTTCGCCATCGTCCTCGACCACGATGATCTGCGTCGAGTCGAACGGCAGCGCCGGAGCCACCGTCTCGAGGGACGTGCCCACAAGCCGCGGCCACTCTTCAGACGGCAGGACTCGCGTCGTCAGCATCGCGGACATTTTACGCCTACCCTAGCACT